TAATAAGTGTCGCCTACGTTTTGTTGTATGAAACTTTCGTTTGTTAATTGTGCGCGACCAAATGCAGCTTGTAAACCTTCGCAATAAATGGTTACAACGTCCATGCTTGGTGTTAGGCCGTAGTCTATTTTTACGTCGCTTATGGTGCCTTGAAACATGGGCCAGTAAACGTCTGTGGGGTTTGGGGGGCTGTAAACACCGTAGACGTACGCCAAAATGGGCATGCCGACTTGTGGGGTGTTTGTCCAGCCGTCGGGGTTCCGTGATGTTATTTCGCATGTTTCTACTTGGAACGGGTCAATAATGCGCCTGCGTCCCCGTGATATAAAAATGTTTTGTACGTCTGGGAGTGTTACAAAACCCGCGCCTGCGTCAAAACTTATGCGCCAGTCGAGTGCCATTAGCCGCCAACTCTGATAGGTACCGTGCCGTTTGTGACCATGTAGCGGCGTAGTGCGTCTACTACTGAGTTTGGGTCACCGCCGTTTACATTGATAGTTACGCTCGACGCGCCGACGTTACCGCCGCTAAACCGTGACATGTCGGCGTTTGTGCTGGTGTTGATACTGCCAAGCACGCCGCCAAATGGGTTAGAAGTTAACGTAGGTACGCCACCAGCCTGCACCGTGCCAATATTCGCGCCAAATTGCGCACCGATAGCGGCGACGCTTTCGGGGTCTACAGCAAACTTGAGCAGAAACTCGGTGTTTTCAATGACACTATTAACGCCGTTAACTATCTGCTGCGCTTGGTCAACACCGGACTTGTACCACTTGTCTGCCGTCAACTTGGCTATACGGTCGGCCGCCGCGTTAATCGTAGACGAAATACCTACCAGACGGTCTATGGACGCTTTACCGCCGGCAAGTAAACCGTTAATAATCTCTAGGCCAACGTCTGAGCCGCTTGCAAGAATGGACTGCAATAGTGCGGGGTCGTCTAGCCCGGCTTCTATAAGTTTTTCTATGCCTACGGCAAGGTCGCCAGCCTTTTTGGCTTGGTCGTCGAGTACACCAAAAAAGGATTTTGCGCCTTCGCTGTCGGCTGCGGTAGTCCAAGCTGCGCCAACGTCAAATATGCCGCGCACTACGTCGGCGGTTGCGTTGTAGAAGTTGTTGTAGGTTTCGGTCGCCTTAGTTAACTGGTCATTGGCGCGCATAAGCGCTGGGCTAAACTGGTCTTTGACTGTTTCTACTGCGTTGTCGTATGCCTCTTTAAGTGCCCGTACCGACTCGGTGTGTTTGGCGTTTGCAGCTGCGGCGCGCTTGGCTGCTTCACTGGCCTTGTTGGTGCTAGCGGTGCTCTTAGCAATTTCGGCGTTTGCAAGACGTTGTTGTTCAATATCTACGGCTTTTTGATAGTTGGCGCGTTTCTGGTCTTGGTCAAGTTGCAGCAAGGTTTCTGACCAAGCGCGGGTGTTTGCGTAAGCAAGCGCCAAACCGCTATTAGTTTTGTCTAAGTCGGTTTGTAGTTTGCCCAAACGGAAACTGTTGCCCGTTATTGCGCTGCCCAAGTTGATAATGCTCGACCCGAAGTTAGCGACGTTAAAACCGACCTGCTTAAGTTTGGCCCCAAAACCGTCGGTTTCTTTAGTGTTCTTTTGTAGTACGTCTAAGACTGCTTGTGCCGGGTCAACAAAACGGCGTAGACGGCTACCAAGTTCACCTATCACGCCGCCTAGACCGCGCTCGTCCATAATGGTTACGAGCTTGTCTACCTCGTCTAATAGTTTCCCAAGGATTGGTAGCACGCGATAACCGATGCTTTCCACCATCTCGTCAAAACGTATTTTGAGTATCGCTAAACGGCCGGCATAGGTGTTGGCGTTGGCTGCGGCCGCGCCACCAAACTGTGCGGTAAGTGCCTCTTGTGCAGCCTTAAAGTTTTTAGTTTTGATTATGTTTTCGTCGAGCGGTACACCCAACTTTTTTAGTGCCGTAAAGTTGCCGTCGTAAGCCTTGCCAATGGCGGTGCTAACTGCCGTAAGGTCTTTACCCGTGGCTATTGACGCGTCAACAGACAGTGTTAAAAGGTCTTGTGCCTTGGTTGCGTCGCCAGTAAAGCGCACTAAACCGGCAAGTGCGGGGCGTAACTCGTCGTCGGCTACACCGCTGGCTAATTGTGTTTGGTCAACGAAATCGGCCATTGAGTCGGCGAGTGCTTGGTTAGGCCCAAGCGTGGCGCGCAGCTGCGTTTCTAGAAGTTTGGTGCTCTGCTCATCGGCAATGGCGGCCTTAGCGGCCATAGCCAAACCGCCAGCCAATGCGGTAACCGCGCCAGCGGCGGGCACCATAGCGTTTTTGAGTAGAAACCCACTCTTAGCGCCGAAGCCTTGCAAGCTCTGAAACTCTTTTTTGGCTTTGTCAAAACCAGCCGTGTTAAGGCTTGAGATAATGGGGATATTAATTGCCATGGTTAGCGCGTCCTAGTCGTTACAAGGTTACGGTTAACAATAGTCATAACGCGCTCAACTATCTTGTCTACTTCAGCTTCGACGGCGGGTAACACGCTTTCGGCAGCTGGTTGCAATGCGCGGGGCGCAGCTGCGGGGCCAACGTGCTCGCCTTCAGCAATAAGGTTGGTTACGAACTGGCCGCCGTTACGTATGCCTGCATGGTCCCAGATAGCGCCCGCGGCGTCTCGCTGCTGTAGTACAAGCAACTGGTATTGCGTCGCCTTAAAATCGGCTGTACGGCCGTTAGAGAACTTTACAGTGCGGGCACGCTGGCCACGTTTGCCAACCACGGTGCGTATGCCAGCGAGAACACGGGTGCGTGACCAGCCCGTGCCGTCGCGGCCTTTAATCATGTTGCCATTAACCATGCGCGAAAGCGGGCTAGCCGTCGGGATAAACGAGCGCGCAGCTGTGACAAGTCGAGTGCCAGCGCCAGATTGTATGTCTTTAGTAATCTGCCGGCGCAAAACACGGTCAACTTTGTTTATTTCAGCCAACGCTTCTTGGATACCGTAAACCTGATAAGACGCGCTAGCGGGCATTTTGTTTACGCTGCCTTTCGAGTACATCTATAACGGTGGCTAAGTCTGGCAACTCAAAGTCTACACTTGGGGGCCACCAGCCCGTGTGTAATAGAAGCTCTGCTAACTGTCGCCGGATAGTTCCGGCACGGTAAAAGTTGCCGGCTCGCTGTCCACTACTTCTAGGTTCTCAATAGTGTTAATGAACGCGTCGAGAGATGCGGGGACGATAATGCCTGAGCGTTGGCTGGCCTCGTAAGCCATAAAAGCTAAGTCTTCCATGCCAACGCCCGAGCCTAGGTCACTGGCGCGACGCTTAAAGCGCCGTTCCCACGCAACAATGACTGCAAGGTTAGTGGTTACCTCGTAGGCATCTTCGTTCTGGCGTTGTACTTTTAGCCGTAATTGCATGTCGGGCTACCTTTCGGGTTAGTTGTTTTTAAGATACGTCTACGGTGTAGGTGCCGCCGCGGATAACAATATCCATGGTGGCTAGTTCGCCGATTGACGCGTTCATAACTGGCAGCGTTTCGAGATATCCGCCCGAAATAGTAAAGCCGGGGTTTGTGGCCGAGTACGTACCGGGTGTTAATGGTGCAGCTGGCGAAACAATAATGGTTGTGATTTGTGTACCAACAAGAGTGCTCAAAGTTGCGTACGACTCGCTTGCTGCGTAGCTCGCATACATTGTTAACGTAAGTTCGTTGGACTGTAGGCCAGCGGTGTAAACGCGAGCAGTGCCACCAAATGCGGTGCTTTCGAGTGCTTCTACCGTGTAGTTCAATGTCACGCTTGTGCACTGGTCTGACAAGTCAACAGCGCCAAAAAGCACGTTTGGGTTTGAGAGATAGGTACTGGTTGCCATGGGGTTTACTCCTCGGGTGTTTCTTCTGCTTCTGTTTTAGCAGATTTTGCGGGCTTAGTGTGTGATTTCTCGACAATGAAACCGCCAGCCAAAAGGTAGGCGACGTCGTGGCCGTCTGGGTTAAAAGGTTCGCCGACGATGCCGACTCTGGGACTGTTTACTACGTACATATTTTCCTAACCGGTTTGGGCCTGCATGGCTATGGTCAAGTCGTAGGCCGGATACTCAGCACCACCAATAATGGCGATAGTTGGGCGGCCGTCCTGAACACCAACTTTAGCGCCAATAACTTTGGCGGCAAGGTTCATAAGTGACCGTTGCGCGTCTAGGTTGTTTGGGCCAAGAGTGATGCAGCGCACGGGAAACAACATTTTTACAATGTTGAAGTTAAACGCCTCGAATGTTGGCGCGTCAATAAATACACATGGCGGCACAAGGTTGCGCGGGTCGTTGACCACTTGAAGCCCGCTAACTGCCGTGAGCGTTGCTACTAGGTCGTCTAGAGCCTCGTTAAAGAGGTCTGTAAAGGTCACTGGCATGCGCTAGGCCACTTGCGGTCTGTCAATGCCAAGCAGTTGTTTAATGACGCCAGAGAGGCCTGTAACGGTTACCGCGCCACCGTCGCCAAAACTGGCGAACGAGTCAATGCTGCCGCGTTGGCGGTACAACATGCCGCCGTACTGAATGGTGCCAAGCGTTACGTCACCGCTCGGGCTAGTGCTGGCGTTGTCAATGTAACCAGCCTCTTGCCTACGGCGAAAACAAAAAGCGTTCGCAGCTGACGCGCACTGAGTTAAGAATGTTGTATCGGCTGCCGTGGCTGTACCGATGCCTAACCAGTCCTCAATTTGCCCGGCTGTAATCCAAGTGCATGTAGGTGCATACGTAAGCGTGCCGGTTGCTGGGCCGCGCTCGACGTCCGCCGCGGTTAAAGCAAACAAGACTTGGTTTTGTATTGGCAAGTCATAGTTATAAAGCAGGTCGCCGTACTCGTCTACGCCCAAGTAATAAAACTGCGGGCAAGCATAGACAGTGCGCGTACCGTTGAATGTTGCGTCAACGGCCGCGACTGTGATGCTGTCGCCGGGCTGTACCAGCGCGTTAGTGAGCAGTTGCAAAACGCCGTAGTTATCAACGATTTGCTTGTGCGTGATTGAGTAGACCGCCATGGCGGATAACCGCCTTTCGGGTTATGCGTTTACGAGTTTTACGAACTTGGTTGCGTCTGCCATGAAGACAGCTGCGTAACCGCGGAACGCAATGGTGCGGCCAAGCGTGCTTGGTACGTCTACTGAGATTGCGCCTTTCATTTGCTCGTAGAACTCGAAGCCCGCAGCTGGGCCAGCGGCGTGACCAACTACACCGGAAAGTGTGCCGGTTGTGGTTCCGCCAGCCATGTTTTTGTCTACTACGAGCGACAAACCAAGTGGGTTGCCGTTCCATGAAGTTGCAGACTGTGTGCCGGCTGCGTTGTAGCCACCAAGTCCGGGTGCGCCCACGAACGGAAATACCGGCCTGTTGTCCCCGTCCACGGCCATACCAAGTTTTGCCCAAGTAATTGGACTTACTACGTAATGGGTTGGCAAGTAGTTGCTGGTGTTCGAGATTTGGTAAGCGGCACCATACACGGCCTCGACAATGTCTTGGCCTGAAAAGCTGCTTAGCGTTTCGGTTTGTGTGGTTTGTGCTACCAACTGGTCTACTGCGTAGTTGTCGGTTGCTTGACCGTAGGCGATTGCCAACTGCTCAAGAATGATGTTGATTGAAGCGGGGTCTGACCAGTCAAGGTCTTGTTCGGACACGGTGACATATGTTCCAAACGTGAGCTTGCTGATATCCGTATTTGAGACAAAAACAGTTGACGGGTCAAGCTGATTAAGTTGGCCAGTTGGCTGCTGTGTCACGGTTGGGCGGGTCGTGATTTTTGGACGGCGGAATGTTGCGCCAGCGGTCGGCATTGCTTTCGTGCCAATGGCCGAGACAAAAGGTCTGACCGGATTAAGTCCGTCATACGTGATGCCGGTAATAATTTCGGGCAGGATACCGGGTGTGTCGGCGGTGGTGATGTCTGGCGCAGCTGCTTTAATGCGTGCGTTCATTTCAGCAAAAACGCTGCCGCCTGCGTGCATTGCTGCAATGTATTCGCTAGGTGCTGGCAACTTGAATTGTGGTTTAGCAGTTGCCCACAAAGGAGCTGTAGGTGTTGATGCCTCTACTACTGGTGCTTGGTTTTCCGACACGGTTAACTCCTCTTGGGTTTCTGTGGTTTCTTCTTCGGTTTCGTTCTCGTCGGTGTCGGGTTCCGTCTCTACTGATGTTATATCAGACTGTGCAGCAATTTGGTGGATTTTCGCATCGGCAAACGCGCCTTCGGAAACCATGCTTAATTCTGACCAGATAGCGGCGGTGACGTGCATAACGCCGTCTACCATTGTCCACTCTGTCGGGGTTGCGCCGACGCTTACCGAGTCGAGCACGCCGTCTTGGGCAAGTGTTAAAGCCTCGTCGCCAGCGTTAGTGGCTGAGATACGAGCGGCAAACATTACGCCTTCGGGTGTTTCTACGCGCTCGGTCACAATGCCAATAGGCTTTGTCGAGTCGTGGTACTGCATGAGTTTTGGCGCGGGGCCGTCAACTGGCAAACTGCCCGGCATGAAAAGTACTTCTTGTCCGGTGCTAGTACGTGCAGCGACGTTATATGGCGCGGCTAAACCGTAAATTGTGCGCTTAGGTGTAGCGCCTTTTGCGGCCTCGACAGTAAAAGAGCTGGGGGTAAACCTAATCATTTGCGTACCTCGGGGTTTCTATTGTTGTTTCTGTTTCTACTTCAGAGTCGCCCATGTAGGACTCGCTTAAATATTCTTCTACGTCAAACTTAACGTAAGTGCCATGGGGCAGTACGTTGTCGCTTGACAAGGTTTCTGAAATGCAGTCAATAAACGCCTTGGCACCAAATAGGTAAAGGTCGGCGCGGGCACCTTGGCTGGTGGTGTACTGGTATGAGCCTTGGTCAATGCCGGCAAGGTAGTTAGGAATGTTTGCGGCGCGGCAAAGTTCGCGGGCTTGAAAGTCGCGGGACTCGACAAGAAGCATTTTGTCTGGGGTCGCTGTCGTGGCTTCGTATGTCAAGTACTCGTTTAGTGCTGCCGTTTGGTTTGTCATGCGCGCAGCGTTAAATGCTGCTGCCATGTCGGCTAGCTCTTGGCCGCTCAAAGGTTCGCCACCAACTTGGCGCAATACGCCAGCAG